TCGCCGACCTCGCGCAGCTCCTGCTTGACCCGGGCGGCATCGTCCAGCGACAGCCGGACCGAGACGCGGCGCGTGCTATCCGCCATGCGTCACGCCTCCTGCGTCGGTGGGGTGGTCAGGGTCCGGGGGGATCGGTGCGCCGCGCGGCGCTGCCGGCGGCGAGGCCCATGCGCATGGCGAGCAGCAGTTCGGCGGCGGCCCAGCCGGAGGCGCCCATCTCGCGGGCGGTGGCGAGTGCGGCCGGCATGTCGAGGTCGAGGCCGGCCATCGTCGCCGCGGCGCAGGTGGTGCCGGCGGCCCAGACGGCAGCGCCCTCGACGCTGGCCGGCGCGTGGGCGGCGTAGGGGCAGGCGAGGCCGCAGTCGCGATCGAGCGCCGCGCAACCGCGGCAGTAATCAGGGCCCTGGCCGAAATGCCACTCGGCCCGAGCCCTTAGCCGTTTCCCTCCAGGGCCACTGCGGCGACCGGACCGGTGGCGCGGTCCCAGAAGGCGGCGGCCATCTCGTCCATGTCCATCAGCCGTTCGACCGCCTCGGGCGAGAGCGGCAGCGGCTTGCCAGCGGCGTCGCCGACGCCCTCCCAGGCTGTGACGGCGTGGCGGGCGAGCGCCTTAACCAGGAAGGCGAAGGCCAGGCCGCGCGCTATGTCGGGGTCGAGGTTCGCCTCCGCGGCCCGCAACGCGCCGAGGCGACGGGCGGAGCCGGCCTGGGCGGCTGCCATTACGGCGGTGGTGACCGGGCGGATTTCCACGCGGACGCCGCGCGGCAGGTCGAGCCAGTACGGCTCGACCGGGAGGTCGAGGGTGAGCATGTGGTTCTCCACTGTCCTGGTCTTCGGGCCGACTTGCTCTGGCCAAAGCGATAGATGAGAGCGCGGCAGTGCGCGGTTTCATCACAGGGACGAAGCCGTCCGACGGTGCACGATGATCAACCGCGGCGAAAGAATATGAGAAAGATGGTCGGTTCCGACCTGAAGCAGTCGCTTCTTGCCCGTCTGCTGTCGGGCAACGGTGCCACGATAACCGTCATTCGCCAAAGATGCGTTGCAGGAGTTGGACGCCCGCGCTCCCAAGAACTGGCTCGCGACGAACCTTCCTGCGCGCTGCGCCGGGGTCTACCCTATTTCGGCAACCGAATCGGTACCTGGACACCGACGCGGGGCCGCATGGGCTGGAGGCGGTTTCCTGAACTGACAATGACGCGATCATAGAGATCTCGGGTGGATCGGTTGCGGATCGTGAGCGCCAGGGCAAACTTCATGTTTGAAGACCGTCGGCCACTCTGGCCATGTTCGCGGGCGATATAACTGACGTCGAAGGCCGGCTGGGCAAGCGATGACGCGCGCTTGGTCTTCGCGCGGGTCAGAGTCGTTTCCCACTTTTGCGCATCATCGCGCTGCATATGCTCGGTCGCGTAGAAATTCCGGGCAGAAAAGAAGGAATCTGAGGCCGGCACGGTCGGCGTGATGAGCCTTTTCCCGCTGTAGTAGGGGGGCGGTATCCGCGTTGTGTCGGGTCGAAACTGGATGTCGAGACCGCCCCGCGTGTAGTTGATCGCGTCCTCCGGGTCGACTTCGCAGTAAAAGCTGAAAGTGGCCTTGATCTCTACGTTGCCAGTCAGTCCGTCAGGGATCGGTAGATATAGCCGTACCGCGCCGGTCGTCGGCATCTGCCGTTGATAGACGATATGCGCTTCGTGATCGTCGCATAGAACAAGGTCGCCCAAGCCGTGCGAAACGAGGCCCCACCCGATCTCGTTCCTGAGCGTCTCATCGCCCGCGGCGTGGTGCACCAACAGCGCCTTGATCGTCGGCGCCCAGAGCGGCTCGGCAAATTGCGCGCGCACGCCCGCCCCAGACCGCATCGCTACCGGTGCGGCAAAGCTGGTGCCCATCGTGCCGGTCGCTTTGTGAGGGCTACCCGTAATCAGCGCCAGAAATGGAGCGCCGTGCGAGCCGCCGAACGTTAGGAAATCGGGCTTCACATAGCCAGGGCTGCGTCCTGGACCACACGCGCTGTAGTCCGCGCGTTTCCAGCCCATTCCGAAGCCATCGCTCGCACCGACGCCGAGCATGTTCACTCCATCAGACGGCGGCTGGATCCTATGCAGACCGCTCGTGCGATCGTTCGCGCCATTATTGCCGCAGGCGACAGTCGCCACGGTCTCACCGGTTGCGAGTAACTGGTCGAGCCTTGCTGTCCAGGGACTGACGTCATCATCGTCGATGGCGTAGGCGGGACCCAGGCTGATGTTGATGAAATCATACCGACGCGAAGTGAGGACGCCCTCGATGCGATCCAGCAGATCGAAAGCCTCGAAATCGTTGTCACCTTCACCAAACACCCGCCAGTGATCGACGTTCGCATAAGGCCGCGGCGCGGCTTCACCTGCCTTGAGCGGCCCGAACAGGAAAGCCGAGGTCACCGCAAGGCCATGACGCTGGCCTGCGGTACTTGGCGCACCGACGCCTGGTGCGTCATGCAATGTCACCCACTTCTCAAGCCCATGGCCATCGGGAAGCCCTCCGTCGAAAATGGCGACCGATAGGTCGGGGGCAGCCGCTTCCTCGTTGCTGAGGGCTACGGGAAACGCGCTACCAACGGAGCGGGTGATCGGATCGAAAGGGACGATCCGCGGCGCCTCCCGCAAGACGCGCAGGAAGGCGAAATTGAGCACATCGTCGAGTTGCTCGCGCGGCGCGATGATCGGCAGGAAGGCAAGGCCGCCGACCTGCTGCCGCCGATCGAGGTCATACCAAATGTCGAGCGATCGCATGAACTCTGCAAAGGCGCCAACGACGTCGCTGTTCTCGACGTGATCGGGGTTGTGAAGCACGACCTCGAGTGGGATAGTGGCACGCTTAGCAAACCGGTCGGTCAATCTTTTGAGCCGACTCCTCCCTGGCATCGTGACGCTTTCGATCCGCCGGAAATCGTCTTCCACACGTTCGTTGTTCGGCGACCACGATCCCGCCTGTCTGCCGAATTCGATGAGAGCGTCGGCGGATCCGGCAAGAAACAGTACCGGGGCGGGCTGAGCCTTGCCGCTCTCCTCGGCGCGAGCGGCCACCACCTTGTTCGGGACGATATGCGCGGCCCGGCTGCCAAGATGCCAGAGACCAAGCTCTCGGATTAGGTTCGCTGGGTAATAGGATTTGGCGAGATAGCTTGGATGAAGGGTTACCTCCAGCGCCGCCTTACCGCACGGCAGTGCCAGGTCTGGCAGGGCCTCGATACCCACCGCGGTCTGTTCCCACTGTGAAGCCAGACGGCGGCGCGCCTCAGCGAACGAATAGGGATGAGCCTTGTCGCCCATGCCGCGTGGCGGGCGGGCAATCTCTTCGGACAGCTTCTCGCCCTGACCGATCAGAAATCGTGGGCTAGCCATGGTTCACCGTCCTCTCTGGGGCGGAAATTTTTGCTCTGCTCTTGCGTATCGTGTCGCGCGAAATCCCGACGAGTTCACTGATTCTGCGATCGCTGTAGTCGGCCTCTGCAAGCAGGCTGGCCGCCCGCTTTCTGTCCTGGACCGAGCCAGTGCGCAGGTCATGACCGACGCGGTCGAGCAGGACGTCCAGCACGGTCGCGCCGGTGATGGTGGCCCGGCGTCGAATCCAATGGACCGTCCTGGTCAAGTCGCTGAACGACTGTCCGTCCCAGATATTGACTAGCAAGGGCATCCACGGCTCAAGGTAGTCGATATTCTCACCAAAAAGAGAACGTAGCATAGCAGCCCGTTCGCTAGCCGAAGGCGGACCAAATTCAAGAACATCGTCAAATCGACGCCATACTGCCGCATCGAGCAAATCACCATGATTGGTGGCTGATATTAAGAGGCTCGTTGCCGGCCAGTCGTCGACCTCCTGGAGCAGAACTGTTACAAGGCGCTTCAGTTCGCCAACGTCCCCCTCGTCGTCCCGCTTCTTGGCAATCGAATCGAACTCGTCGAGTAGCAGAACGGAAGGCACGCTCTTGGCGTAGTCCAGCACCGAACGAATGTTCGACCCGGTCTTGCCGAGGTAGCTGCTCATCACGGCGGCGAGATCGAGCGTAATCAGCGGCCGATCTAGCCGGCTCGCCAGCCATCGCGCGCTCATCGTCTTGCCGACGCCCGGCGGCCCGACGAAGAGAAGTGAGCGTGTCGGGCCAAGCCCTTGGTGCTCGAGTGCGGAGAGATGCCTTCTTTCCTCGATGACCTGCTCAAGGCGCAGTGCGAGTTCGGCATTGAGGATCGGCGCGCTGGTCAGCACGACCGGATACTCGCTCTTTGCCAGTGCCAGCCGAGAATCAGCGTCGACCGGGACGATCGCCCCGCCCACATCCCGTAGCGGGGAAAGCGATGTAGGTGCCAGCGCAAGGAGATCCGACAGCGCACTCGCGAGCTTGGGATCCTGCTGACGGAAGCGGCGGATGGACTGCCGGATATAAGCTTGAACGTCTTGGGACCGACCCTGTAAGCCGAGCCGCGCAAGATGGACTAAATTTTCTGAAAGATTATAAACTGGGTCCATTGACGCACGTATCTCCCAAATTCCGGCACTTTCTAAGTGGACTAGTTATAGGCTTAACCCGGATCGCTAGTCCAGGGGCTTTTCGTAACCGGCTATCGGCTCGCCTGTGGCTGTCCTCACGCATACTCCGTCCCCGCCTGCTGGTTGCGCAGGACCGCGGTCATCATCCGCGTTGCCGTCGCATTGAACGCGGCCCTGAAATCGAAGCTGGCCTCCACCCCGACCGGCCCCTCGATCGGGGTCTTGGCCAGCGCCAGATAGACCTCATGCAGCGTGATGGTCAGGCTGCGGTTGGCGTCGATCGTGAAAGCCAGCGCGAATTCTGCCGAGGTGCCGGCCTGCGCCTGGGCCAGCAGCGTGGTGTTCTCGAAGCGCACGGTGATCTGGCCCGTGCAGCGGCTGATGCCGGGGTCCACGCCCTCAACGCGACGGTCGGCGCGGATGGTGCGCACCGCCTCCATGCCGTTGGCGTAGGTGAGGCGGGCGCCGGTGACCTGCGCCAGAGCTGAGCCGCTGCGCGTGATCGACCCCTGCGCCTTGTTGAAGGCGGTGTAGGCCGCGCTGGTCGGCGTGCCGCCTGACGTCGCGCCAGTGCGCACCGAGCCCTGGCCCAGCAGCCCGAAGGTCGCCGTCGCCGCACCGGTCGGTGTGAAGTCCATTTCCAGCGTGTCGGCGCGCACGCCGGTGCACACGTCGAAGGACGGCACATCGGGATAGCCGATCTCCATCGCGTTGCTCGGCAGCGAGGCCGCGCCCGAGCCGAAGGTGTGGATGAAGTTGGTGCTGCCGGTGGTGGTGGGGGCGCCGAGCAGCAGCCGCAGCCAGTGCCCGATGTTGATCAGGTCGACCGGCACCACCGCCTGGCCGGCGACCGTGACCGTGTCGAGGAAGGGCGCCGCCGGATCCCGATTGCTGCCGACGCCGATGACGTCGGCATCGAGCAGCGGCTGTTCGGCGCCGAGATCGCAGGACAGGAACGGCATGCGCCGCCAGTTGCTGCCGGGGGCGGTGCCGTAGGTGGATTCGGGCAGCATGAGCAGGCGGCAGTTCGCGCCGATGGCACGGGGCATGGGCTTTCTCCTGGAGGGGGATCAGGCCAGCGGCGAGCCGGCGACGGTGAACCAGAGGGTGACGGGGATGGCGGCGGCGCGTGCCGCGGCGGCACCCTCGAACTCGACATCCTCGAACGACGCGCTGCCGGGCTGCGCCCATTCGACAGCGCCACCTAGCGTGCGGTTGGCGGCGATGGCCGCGGCGAGGTCCACCAGCAGTGCATCGAG